TACATCATAGACATTATCTATGTTTTCAGGCATAGTGTTTCCAGAGAGTAAAAATGCGGTGTTCACGTTTAACTTAACTGGGTCTCTATAGAAAGTTCTAGCTAATATTGTATCAGAACCAGTGAATTCAGCAACCTTAGACATATCTAACTTAACATTAGGTTCTGGCTCAGTTACTACAACTAACTTAGGTTGTTTACTATAGATATATGCTAATTCACTAGACATTGTTCCTGATCTATCTACTAACTGATATAATTTATATGAGGTATTCATATAGTATTTTCCTAGAACTCTTTCTAAAATATTCATAAGAGTAGTTTTACCATTATTTCCAGTTCCATAGAAGTAAATAAGTTTTCTATTAGATTTATCTGTTAAAATGCTTGCTACCTGTTTGAAAAGTCTATTAGTATCCTCTACTGACAAGTATTGATAAAAGTAATGTTCTAAAATAGTTTTTCTAAATTCTAAGTCAATAGGTTCTTTGAAAAATTCTCTAGATATTTTAACTTGGTCAACTGGTGGTGAACCAGCTTTAAAGGTTTTAGTTTTAATATTATATGTTCCGTTAGAAAATATTAATGACATTATTAAATATATTTGATAATACTATATATAATAGTAATTTTTAAATCAAATTTTTTATAAACTATATAGTCTTTATATATTCGATAAACCTATGGTATAGCATTTAGTATTTTATTTATTATATTTCTTCTGGCATTATATGCCGCAAGGTCTTTATAATAATCAATCATAACGCACGACTGGCATCCATTTCCACAACAATTTCCATAGTAGCGCATATCAGGTTTAGGCATATTTATAAGAGACCTATTAAAAATAAAATTATATATGTATTGAACAGGGGTCATATTAATTAGTAATGTATATTTTTAGAAAAGTCTATATATAGTTTTTAGATATTGTTTTCATTATCTATAAAAACCTGTTCCCATTTATTAGAACCAACAATAGATTCTCCCTTAACATGGACTAATCCCAGAGTACTAGTTTTACTTACATCTAATAATCTGGCTATCATAATCTGCGATTGTTCACCAGACTTAGTATATGATTTATAAAGGTTTTGTCTAATCCATTTTGTTGCTAATAAGTAATTATTTAGAGAAGGTACTGTTTCAATATTATTATAGAGAATTACATGAGAAGAAGTATCATTAGCCACATGGTACCAATAACACTTTCTAATATGATCTGGTGACATAAAATCAGTTAGTATGCGGTCATTGCCTTCTCTAGTTCTACCGGCTATAATTTGAAACATAGATGGAGACGAAACATATATAGTTTTAAGCTTATCTCTTGCTATTTGTATAAATTGCATAATAGATTATATTATCATAAAATATCGGTTTATAATAATATATCAAATTTTAAAGATGTATAAGGTAGTAGATGACTTTTTATCAGAAGAATATCTAAATATGCTACATGATTATGTTGACAGTAACTCTTCTACACAATCTATAGTAGTTGATAATGAATTAAGTTCTAAAATATATAATAGTCATATAGATAAGTTTAATGATTTAGGTATAGTAGGACTAAGTGACCATATTACTATATCTAAGGGGATTATCCCAATTGCTAAACATAAAGACAATGTTATATGTGGTGAGACACATAAAATCCTAATCTATTTAAATAATATTCCTAATGGTGGAACCTATTTTGATATAGGTGGAAAGGAAGAGTTAATAGAGAATAGAGTAAATAGATTAGTATTATTTGATATTAAGATAGCCCATAGAAGTCAGGAGTTCAGCCGAGACTATATAAAAAAAACAATAGGATTTAGACCAACAATGTCTTAATAGTCTATTTTTTTACACTGGATGCTATAAATATATTAGCTGCTACCCAAAGTGTTTTAAGTGAATAATATGGTAATGCTATATCTGGAATGACATAACAGAATAACATATCACCTATTAAAGATCCATCTACAGAACTATAGAAATCATAGTCTTTCTTATAGATTGCATAGGTAGTATAGGCAATAGCGGTTTTAGCTGCAACAGATGCGGCTAAAGCTAACATAGGTTTATATTTATTATATTTTCGTTTATTATTAAAGTTGTTATTAATATTGATTAGTTGGTTATTATCATGAGTATGAGTTTCTCTAGGTTTAAATAAGTCATCTAACTTTGCTGTTTTCTTATCATCATAATCAACTGAATAGTCTAAGATTCGTTTTTCTTCTAAAACTGTTTCAGTAGTGTTAACTTTAGATAATTTTTTAACAGTAAGCGTTAAGTTAGCTCTATTAAATGTTTCAGTCTCTTCTGGTTTATTATTATTTTCTAACTCATTTGGATTAACTTTAGGTTCTTTGCCAACATTAGTTTTTTCTATGACTGGGTCTATATCATCTAAGGCTTTATCTAATATTTCTTGTATTTCTTTCACTTGTTCACTATTTTTATTAATAACTCGTCTATAACATATAGTATCACCGCCTGTGACTTGAGCCAAGTATCTAGTATTTATTTTATTTTCACAGTTAGGTTCATTTAAAACTACTGTTCTAATATATGTAGGTTTATTCATATGTTCTAATGTTTCTGCTAAAAACACATCTTTAATATTAGATTGTGGATAGATACCATCTTTATCTTTGCGTTGTTCTTTAGGAAAGTGAGCCTCTAAACATGCTTTTAATTCATGAAAACGCATTGTAGTTCCAACAGGTTTGTCTAATAAGTCACTAAGAGTTTTATCTAAGCATACTAAACAGAAACCTTCTTTGCTTTTCTCTGGAATAACGAGTTCATTACGCTTTACATACTTATAGAGTAATCTAAACGCGTCTATTCTTGTAGTAAGTCTACCTGGTTCTACTAAGTCCATAAATTCTTTAAGAGCTTTAGAGACTTCTATGTGATAATAGAGATAACCGTGCATACCAGTAGGTTTTAAAAAGTGTGGGTTCATAGCTTCTACAAATTGGTCATAGTCAATTGGTGTTTCTCCTACCAACTTAGATAAATTACTATCTGGATAGATAAGACCTGTTATTCCATTGTATAGCTTAGTAGTTCCAATATAGTTATTAGTTTTACGAAAAGCTACTAGTTTTTTACATTTATTTGTAGATAATTCTAAGAAGTTTTGGAGTTCACCACTAATAAACCATCTGGCCATATAGTTACTATCTCTAAATTTAGTTTCAAAGTTTTTCCACATAGTTGAAGTGTTAGACATATTAGTTTAGTATATGCGATAATATTACATTAAACTGTTTTAAATCAAATTTTTAAAAAAGTTTAAAGGTTTACTACACATTTATAAATAAAGATGGATAGTGAAACTATCAGTTTAGACCACGGTGCTACTATTAGAGTAGTCCAGTTATCAGAAGATACTAAAAACTATATCTTAGAAAACTTTGGACAAATGTATAAATTAAAGCCAGATAGTAGGCATAAGATAGTATCTTATAACGAAGAGATTGAAACCTATAGGTGGTCTAGGTCCTATATGAACACTCCTGTAATGGATGCCAGCCATGTAGAATGTAATACCTATATGTTTTCGGGATTTGACCAAGGTCATAATAGAGAAGACTTACCAGAACTATTCCAGCCTATATACAAAGAAATTAAGGACTTAGATAGTAGATATAACCAATGCGTTATTAATTGGTATAGGGACGAACAGGATATGATAGCTATGCATTCTGATTGTGAACGACAAATGGTTCCCGACTATAACATTGCTATAGTATCTCTATATCCATCTGTAGAGGAAAGTAGAGAGTTAAAAGTGAAGCCAAAAGGTGATAATAATAATAGTAGACAAATTACTATACCACTCTATAATGGTACTGTAGTTATTATAGATAGCCAATGTAATAAAAACTATGTCCATGGTATATCTAGATATAATCTAAAAAAGACTAATAGAATTAGTATGTCTTTTAGACAAATATTATAATTACTATATTTATAAAATTAAAAAAGTCTATATGTGGTTTTTTTATTTTTATAAAAACCTATATAAACATAGTTCTCTAATATATATAGATAGGCCATATGATACCAAACTTTTATTTAGAGCTTTTACCAGATCCAGTATTACTATTTAGTGTTCCTATTGAATATAAACAATGTATTGTGGGTTATTTACTACCTATCTTAATGGATAATACTAAGTTTTTTAACATTTCTAACGCAGAGAAAGAGTTCAGCCTATTCCTATCTAAGTCCACCCATACAGATCAGATTAGGGAATTGCCATATGTCCATAGAATAGATGATGAGTTTAGTGTATTAAGAATTTACCAGGACACACATGGTATAAATGAACATGGTGTAGTATATAACATTTCTAAACACTTCTTTGAAAAGTCTATACCTATTATCTATGTAAATAGCTTTAGTAATAACTATATCTTAGTTCCAAGTAAACACCTAGATGAGTTACATGATTGGATTGAGGTTTAAAAAACTAAAAAAACCCATATGTGGGAAAAAGCTTTGCTTTAACCTTGCTAATTAATAATTAGCTCGGGAAAACTTGTTTTTATAAATTTGATACTCTATATAAACATATTTCAATATATAGTATCTAATATGTCAGCTATAAATAATAACAATTTTAAACTAACAGAGGAGCTATTAGAGATTGCCCATAGGCAACCTATCCTTAACCTTGGAACTATTGGTCACGTTGCCCATGGTAAGAGTACATTAGTAAAGGCTCTATCAGGTAAAGTGACCCAGCAACATAAAGCAGAACTAGAAAGAAACATTACTATTAAGCTAGGCTATTCTAATGCTAAAATATTTAGGTGTGGAACTTGTCCATCACCACAGTGTTACCAAAGCTTATATAGTAACGCGCCTAGAGAACCACCTTGTAAAACATGTGGAGAGCCAATGACCCTTGTTAACCATGTGTCTTTCTTAGACTCTCCTGGTCATCAACAGTTTATTACTACAATGTTATCTGGGACTAAGTGTATGGATGGTGCTGTTCTCTTAGTTGCTGCTAACGAACCCTGTCCACAGCCACAGACAAAAGAACATATAGCTGCTATAGAAATTATGCGTGTTCCACACTCTATCATAGTTCAAAATAAGATAGACCTAGTAACCCCAGCAGAAGCCGAAAATAACTATAAAGAAATTAAGAGTTTTATTAGTGGGACATTAGCCAATGGTGCGCCTATTATTCCTATTAGTGCCCAGATGTCCTTTAATACAGATGTGTTATCCCAATATATCTGTAAAAAGATACCTATTCCTAATAGAGATTTAAGTTCGCCAGCTATCATGAATATAGTTAGAAGCTTTGATATTAATAAACCTGGATGCCAAGTAGATAATTTAAGAGGAGGTGTTATAGGTGGTACTATTAGTAGAGGTGTTTTAAAGGTAGGTGATATGATAGAAATTAGACCAGGATTAGTTAGCTATAATGAAGCCGAAAAACAATTTAGCTGTAGACCTATTAAATCATGGGTAACTTCACTTCAAAGTGAACAAAACCAGTTAGATAAGGCTTATCCAGGTGGATTAATAGGTGTGGGCTTAAACATAGACCCATGTCTATCTAGAGCAGATAGGCTTGTTGGCCAAGTATTAGGTATACCAGGCTATTTACAGGATATAGCCTATCAATTAGAAATAGAGTATTTCCTTATGAGAAGAGTTATTGGTGTAGAGGTTGAAGATAGTGAAAAATCTAAAATGAAAATAGAACCATTAGTAGATGGTGAACTCTTACAACTCTCTATAGAAACCTGTAGTGTTCCAGCTAAAATTAGAAAATGTGGTCAAACCAACACTATGAGTGTCAGACTTAAAATTCCTATATGTGTATCTATAGGCTCTCAACTATGTATTAGTAGAAGAATAGATAAAAACTTTAGAATTATAGGAACTGGTAAAGTAACTAACTATAAAAAAGTAGAAATTACTGAATAAAAACTATATCTAGTAAAAACCATATAAACATTTTTTTATTATAGTTAAACTATATACTATAATATGAAAAACTTGTTATTATTTGATGTGGATAATACTTTATCTATTTCCAGAGGTAAAGTTACAGAGGAAATGAAAGAGTTGTTAGCAAAGTTATCTAAGACTTATGACTTAGCAACCGTTAGTGGTAGTGATTTACCTAAAATGTTAGAACAGTTAGGTTCAAGTGCTATGTATTTTAGGTGGTTATTCACAGAGAATGGCTTAGTAGCTTATTTAGATCACCAATTATCAGCACCATATCATAAAACCGATATTATTAAGGAATTAGGTGAGGATTACTACCAACGTTTTGTAAATAGAGCTTTAGAGCTCATTTCTCAAACTAAACTAGAAAAAAAAAGAGGAACCTTTGTAGAGCTTAGAAATGGTTTAGTGAATGTTTGTCCAATAGGTAGAAACTGTAGCCAAGAAGAAAGAGATGCGTTTGAGGCATATGACAAGGTTCATCGGGTTAGAGAAACAATGTGCAAAATTCTAAGAAAGGAATTTGATGATAAGCTTACCTTTTCTATTGGTGGTCAGATTTCCTTTGATGTATTTCCATATGGTTGGGATAAGACCTACTGTTTAAGATTTATCCATGGAAAATATGACAAAATCCATTTCTTTGGTGATAAGATAGTTCCAGGGGGTAATGACTATGAGATTGGAAATGATAAAAGAGTAATTAGCCATAGTGTTACTTGCTGGCAAGATACATATAAGTTGTTAGAGACTATGTTATAGGGATGCTATATAAAGGCCTAAACTTTGTTTTTTTTATAATAATTAACTATAACTAATATACACTACTAATATACTTACCTATCTAAACTAAAAATCCACCTATCATTGCCTCTGCTGGATTATTACGCATAATACCATCATATATTAATGCTCCGGCAATTATGGGTTTGAAAAAGCTAATATCTTCATCATCGTCGTCATCATCATAATTTCTTTTATATTGTTTTCTATAGACTGGTTTTTGTTGAACTTGTCTATAGACAACTTTTTGCTGTGGTCTTTGTTGTATTTGTTGCGGCTTGCTAACTAATGGCTTTTGTTCAGCCATGGTTTGTCTTTGTGGAGCTGCTACTATATTATCTCTTTCAGGATTAGATAATAAGTCACAACACATTACGCTTTTAAAAGTATTCCAATTACACATCGTTTGTTATATAAATTAATTTATAGAGATATTACTAACGACTAGGTGGTAGCCCACTAATCAAAATTTTTAGTAGCTATATTTAACACTATACAAAAATAAAAGATATAGGTGGTTAGTATAAAAGGCTAAACATAGTTTTTTTTAATTATACTATTTAGTAAGAAATGTGTGGGTATCATAGTTATAAGCATGATATAATTTACCGGTTATATCATATTGTCTATATATACCAACTTGACCATCATCAAGGTAGTAACAGTGGACCCATAGCTTACCATTTTCTCTATATTCAGTATATTCTCCGTTAAAATGTTTTTGGCTATTTAGATAATATATTTTTTTAACTGATCCATTAGCAAAATATTCTATATGCTTTTTATTAGTATCATGATTTTTAGAACTATCTGTTCTAAAACAAGTTTCAAAAATGTTTAAACTAAACATAAATATATCAATTATACTATTTATATAGTACAATTAATATCAAAAATTATAACTCATTTTCCATATGTATCTTATTAGTTAAATATTCGCTAAGATATAGTGGTAGCTTTACACCATAATTATCTATGAGATAGGTTAGGTGTGCACACCACCACTGTCTACTAGCAGCATCATTAGGTAACCTAAGATACTTATAGTATTGATAGGTTTTAGTATGCATATGGTGTTCTCTATTTGTTGTTCTA